GAGTGTGAAACTGCTAATAAAGATTACTATGCAGAGGAGACATATAATGATTATCCACAAGCAGCAACTAACAATGCTAAGAGAGCAATAAAGTATAAAGAAGAAAATGGTAGTGATTGTGGGACTGTCGTTGGCTGGACAAGAGCCAGACAATTAGCAAACAGAGAAAGCCTTACAAGAAGAACTATTGCTCGTATGGCTTCATTTAAAAGACATCAACAACATAAAGATGTACCTTACGATGAGGGATGTGGAGGTATAATGTGGGATGCTTGGGGAGGAGATGCTGGTATTGAATGGGCGATAAAAAAATTAGAACAAATAGATAACTTAATAAAAAATCAAGAAGAATTTGAGATAAGTGAAACTACAAAAAAAACTCTTACTAATAAAATGGAAGAGCATAATGAAAATGTCAAAGACTTAAAGGTAGACTGGAATCCAAAAGTAACTGTAGCCAAATTAGAAAAGGTATATAAAAGAGGAGTAGGAGCATATTATACAAATCCTGAAAGTGTAAGAGAAACAGTAAAAAGTCCAGAACAATGGGCTATAGCAAGAGTAAATTCATTTTTGTTTGCAATGCGTAATGGTAAGTATAGAAGTGGTAAACATGATACAGATTTATTACCTGATAAACATCCAATGAAAGGAACAGAAAAAAAAGAAAAAAATATGGCAAAGAAAAAAAGATATTATGGTGATGATGAACATGATTTTCATCTTCATTTTACTGAAGACATGATGCGTCAACTACATGGAGAAGGTGAGTTAGAGGTTGTTGTCAAAGAAGAAGAAAAAGAAATGCTTATAAAATTTACTTATGGTGAAAAAGAAGAAGACCATGATGAAATGGAAAAAGAAATAAAAGAAGATTTTGAAATGTATTTTGAACAGGTTATTAAAAACCTTAAGGAGTCAAAATAGTATGAAATTCAAACATTTTAAAAAATCTGAATTTACTTGCAAGTGTGGATGCGGTGAAACTGTTATAAGTGATGAGTTGTTATATATGTTAGATAAGGCTAGGTCTTTTGCAAAAAAGCCTTTTGTTATATCAAGTGGTTATAGATGTCCTAATCATCCAGAAAGCAAAAAGAATCCTACTTCATCACATATAAAAGGTTTGGCTGTAGATATAGAATGTAAAGATAGTAACACTAGAGCAATAATGATGGATGCTTTAGTATATGCAGAGTTTGAAAGATACGGATTACATAAATCATTTATCCATGTGGATATAGATTATACTAACAAACCAAGTCCTGTGATTTGGTTGTATTAATTAATTATTAACTTAAATATATATTATGGAATTTATTACAGAAAATTGGTTAGAATTATTAATTGCTTTAATGACTTTTGCAAAAGTTGTTACTAATTTAACTCCAACAGAAGCAGATAATAAAATCTTTGGTTGGTTAGACACAATCATTGATGCAGTTATACCTAACTACAAAAAATAAAAATATGATAAAAAAATGGATCGGACAGGCTTTAATGGCAGGTGGGGTAAAGCCTATAACAGAATTATTAAAAGCAGTAAAAGAACTATTTACAGACAGTAAAGGTAAGTGGAGTAGCAAAAGAACTATTAGTGGGGTTATAGTTGTTTCTGTTAGTTTATATATAGAAAAAAACGGAATAGACAGTAATGCTCTTATAATGACAGCACTAGCGGTAATACCTCTATGTTTTTCTGCTTTTGAAAAAAATTGTCAAAATTGCAAATAAATTTATAAAAAATGATTATTTTAGCAGATTACAGGATAGGGTTGTGCCTATCTTTGTTTCATTGTTTATAGTTTTCAAGAGTGAGGTGTTCATAAGCATCTCACTTTTGTATTTTATAGACTTGTAATTTAATTACTTTGCGTAACTAAAAAACAATAAACTATGAAAAAATACGGAAAAAGACTTAGACTTTCACCAGAAGAGGTTGAAATGATCTATGAAAGTAGAGCAAAAGAAACTAATATAAATGACAATACAGTATTAGATATGCACCTTGCTGAAAGGGGTATTGACAAGAAAGATGTAGTGTCTGTAAAACATTGGCAGTCTGCTGGTGGAGAATTTAGATTTAGTGTTGTTACAAAAGAAGACATGTCTTTAAATGAAAAAGACTTGCTGTCAAAGGTAAGTAGGTTTATAGACGAATACTCTCCTTATTACCCTACTATAAAAACAAAAAATACAAATGCTAGTCATTTGTTAGTTATAAATCCAGCAGATATTCATATAGGAAAGTATGCAAATCCTGTAGAAACTGGCAGCAAATATGACGTTGAAACTGCTTGTATGCAAGTTTTAGAGGGTTTAGAAGGTCTTGTAGAAAAGGCAGAAGGGTTTGAAATAGAAAAGATTTTATTCTGCATAGGAAATGATGTATTGCATATTGACAATGTTTATGGTACAACTACAAAAGGAACTTATCAAGATACAGATGGTAAGTGGTGGGAGCATTTTGAAATTGGTCTTGCTTTATATGTAAAGTGTGTAGAGATATTAAGAGAAATAGCACCTGTAGATGTTATACATTGTATGAGTAATCATGATTATCAAAGCGGCTTTCATTTAGCACACGCTTTAAAAAGTTGGTTTAGAAAAGACAAAAGAATTACATTTGATGTAGGAGTTGCACATAGAAAGTATTATCAGTATGGTACTAATCTTATAGGGCTAGAACATGGAGATGGTGCTAAGATGAATAATTTACCTTTATTAATGGCACAAGAAAAACCAAATATGTGGAGCAGCACTAAGTATAGGTATTGGTATTTACATCATTTACATCATAAAGTAAAACATAAATGGAGAGACGCAAAAGATTTTATAGGAGTTACTGTAGAATATATGCGTTCACCAAGCGGTACTGATAGTTGGCATAATAGAAAAGGTTTTTCTGGTGTTTTAAAAGCAGTTGAAGGCTTTGTTCACGAAAGAAATAGCGGTCAAGTAGCAAGATTAGTTCATTATTTTTAGAAAAAATCACACAATTTTACTCTAGCAGATAAACATTTTGTAAAAAAATGTTGAAAATTTTTTGGTTGTTCATTTCAATTTTATAACTTTGCGTCATATTAATCAAACTTATAAATATGGAGACTAATGAAAAGAAAAAGTTACAAAAGCAAATCCAAGAGTATGAGTTACAAAGACTAAGAAAAGCAAACTCAAAATTTAAACTTGAGATTATAGATTTAAAACAAAAATTACAAGAAATTTATTCTGTATTGACATCTAATACAGATAATTTAATACAACAATAATTATTAACTAAAAACAAAAAAAGATGAAAAAAACTATGCAAGAAAAACTAAGAAAACAACCTGAACCTGTTGTTGAAACAAGAAAAGAAGCACTTAGAAGGCTTTATAAACAAAATGGCTTAACAGAAGAAGATATATACAAAGACAAAAGAGGCTTTGTAATTATAACAAGAACTGGTATTGATAAGATTGTATCTAAAAATAACATTACAGTTGCATATGAAGTTATTAATATGGATGTAGAAAAAAACATTTGTGTTTTAAGAGCAGCAGCAACAATGAAAGTTGGAAATGATGTTAGAAATGCCATGAGTTTTGGCGAGGCTTCTGATGCTAACTTAATGGGGGGTGGTAAAAAGTTTCCTGTTGCTATGGCAGAAAAGAGAGCAATGTCAAGAGTAGTTCTTAAAATTGCTGGATTCTATGAGCAAGGAGTGTTTGGTCAAGATGAGATTGTTGATTAGTGAATGAAGATTGGTTTGATGAGTTGCACAATGGTGAGCCAACGCATATCACAGATACGCAATGGTTCATCATTGAAAGCAACATTGACAACACATCTATACCTACAAGCCAAATAACAGACATACTTAATAGGCTGCATCAAATGTCAGAATTAGAAGCAGAACAAATTATAAAACTAATAAACGAAAACAAAATTGAAACAGACACAAGAAAGCAATGGAAAAAAATGCTCAAAGACGGAGTATTTGGACATAGAGATATTTAATCATTTTTTAAAAGTTTACTCTTATATTATTTGGAGTGGCAAACAATTACTTGGAGAGATTGTAGAAGATGATATTATGAAACTGCTAGACAAAAATCAATTAGTAGACTTTTATTACTCTGGTAAGAAAAAGTTTAAAATAGATAAAAGTAAAGTAGAAAAGTATTTAAAATGACAAATAAATATTCTTTAAATAAAATACGAAAATCTAGAAACGAATTTGAAGCATTGCTTAGAATCTATGGTATATCTAATTTAAGACTTTGTAAAGTGTTAGAGGTTAACTATGCAACAAGCAAAAAGTTTATAGCAACACCAACTAACATGAGGTTTATACACGCTAAAAAATTAGCAGATTACATAGGATTAGAAATACAGGATATTGTAGATACTGTTGTGTACGATATAAAATAATATAAACTATATAGGCTAGGTTATAATTAAAATATTAAATAATTTAGCGGTTATACTTTGTGGCAATTATGTTCCTCTGCCTATGTAGTTTCTTAACTAAAAACAAAAATAAAATGAGAAGAAGAAGAATTAAATTTAGTGATTTCTACCATAACATCATTATGAATGAGGTGGCAGATATATATGATGTTGAAAGAGATAGAATTTTTTTAGGCAGTAGAGAAAGAAATATAATTTTTGCAAAAAGATTATACATTTACACTCTTAGAAAAATGTTTAAACTTACTCTAACTGAAATTGCTAGTGTTACAAACTTGCATCACGCATCTGTGATTCATCACTTTGAAAGATTTAAATTTTTTCATGAACATCCAAAAAACTTTAAGCAAGACGTAAAAAACCTACAAAGAGTAGAAGATAAAATTATTGAAGTTGAGGTAGAAGAAGAAATTCATGCACTAGAAAAGAAAAAATCAAGTATTAAAAAATCGTTAACTAAATTATATAAAATAAAAAAACTAAAAGATGAAAGAGAAAAAATCAAAAATCTACTTACCAAGTAGTATCAAAAACATTGAAACAAAATATGGCTCAATGATGGTTGCTAACTTTAAAGTTGATGAGTTACAAGCAAACTCAAAGAATGGTTGGGTATCAATGGTGATTGCAGAAAGAAAAGAGCCATCTGAAAAAGGTGCTACTCATTATTCTTATGTAAATGATTATGAACCACCAGCAGAAAATAAAACTTCTGATAAAAAAGTAAAGGCTACTACTGGTGATGATGACTTGCCTTTCTAATGATTAAGTGGAAAAATACAACTTACCCTAGCACTTTCATCAAATTGTCTGATGAACTTGCTAAGGTGAGAAGTATGTTATCTGCTCAAGTATATAATGAGAATACAGAAAAATACAGAGGAGATAAAGAACACAAAATACAAAGTCTAGGAATATTTGCAGAGTTAGTTGCTAGACATATTTTAGATAACAATAAAGGTGTTCAATATAAAGCAGCACCATTAATAGAAAAAAGACCAGTAGTTGAAGCAGATATAATTTTAAAAGGTATAGATGAATATAATTATATAGATGTTAAAGGAGTTAGAAGTAATGGAAATACACTTAGAGTCAATTTTAAGGCTCATAACAACCCTAACAAAAAAGTTACGCACTATCTATTCATACAGCCTTTAAACCCTTTATACGCAAGATTTTGCTGGGCGAGACATGAAGATGTAAGTAAGTGGGATGTTGTTATGTCAACATACACAAAATGCTATGAATTAAAAATACAAAAACACAACTAAACAATGAAACAACCAAACTACTATGCTGTTATAAGTGCTGAGGTTAGGTACGATAAAAATTTAACAGCCAATGCTAAATTATTATATGCAGAAATTACTGCTCTTTTAAATATGAATGGAGAGTGCTTTGCGACTAATAAATATTTTTCTGAGTTATATGGGAAGAGTATAGTTACAATTTCTAAATGGATCAAAGAATTAATTGTAAATGGCTATATATCATCTAGTTATACTTATAAAGGAGGTACTAAAGAAATTGATAGGAGGTATATAAGTATTCTTAAAGGGGGTATTAAAGAAAATAATAAGGGGGGTATTAAAGAAAACTTTAAGGATAATAATACAAGTATTAATAATAATATTACATATAGTAATAATAAAGGGCGCTTTAAAAAACCAAGTGTTAATGAAATTGCTGATTATTGTATTGAAAGAAAAAACAATGTTGATGCAGAAACTTTTTTTGATTTTTATGAAAGTAAAAATTGGTTTATTGGAAAGTCAAAAATGAAATCTTGGAAAGCCTGTGTTAGGACTTGGGAAAAAAGAAGTAATACAAAAGGTATAAGTAAAATACACGCACACTTACAAAAAAATATTAATGTAAAAGAAAAATTAAAACAACAACTAAAACAATGAAACAAATAAAAACAATGACAAAAGAAGAACTGTTGATGAGTTCGGTAGATTTAATTAGTAAAACATATATTGAGTTAGGTCAAAATAATGTTGATGAAGATACTATTATGATATTATCACAAAGTTTAGCAGATGATCTAGCCAAAACTTATAAAAATTTTTATTTTGAAGATGCTCAAAACGCATTTAATTTAGGGGTAAGAAGTCCAATTAATGGAGATTTTATACATCTTAATGTACCAACTTATATGAGATGGTTAAGAAAGCATAAAGATTTAATATGGGATGCAAGATCAAAAGTAGATATGGGTCAAGACCCTAAGTTAGTACCCCATTACAGACCAGAACCAAAACTACTAAAATGAAGATATTAACAACGATTTGGGTAATACTTATAATATATTGTATATTAGAGGCGATTTTCTGCACTATTTTTGTGGAAGATAATAATATAGAAAAAAACTTAAAACAATACAACAAAAAAACATCTAAAAAAAATGACAGATCATAACAAATATTTTTACGAAACAGGTAGAAATGGATGGACACCATCTAGTACTAATGATAAAGAACATACAAAAGTAAATCCTAAAATGTTAATGAGTAAAGATGAATTAGATTTACAACCTAATAAACCTAAATTAAATTTTAATTGGCATTTAGATAAAGTAGTAGAAAAAGTTGTGAAACTGCTAAAAGAAAAAAATAAAGCGTATGGAGATACTGCTTTAAACCCATCTAATATATTCAGTAAATTAAATTCTGTTGAGGCTATATGCGCTAGACTTGATGATAAGTTAGCAAGAATAAAAAATAAAGGTATCAATGATAAAACAGAAGATACAGTAGATGACATTATAGGTTATCTATTATTATTAAAAATGTCTATGGAAAGATGAAAAAACCAATTTTTAGAGTATTTATTACTTACGAAATAAAAACTATAAAAGGAGTAAAAAGAGGTAGAAAAGGAGTGTTAGACACTTTTGTGTTAACTTCTAACTTAGAAGAAATAAAAAAAGATAAAGAAACAATAAATAGAATATGTTATGTTAACAAGAAAAAACCTGATGACGTTAAAATTAATTTTTTAAATATTGAAATAGAAGATCAATATGGAGAGACTATCAACAGGTTTCCAGAAGAATATTAGTTATGCCAAAAATTAGAAAAATAAAATTAGAAGATAGAAAAGATATGAGAGGTGGTGGATTTGCTAGAAGAAAGTTTACCTTTGAAGAAGCAGATGCGATAAGAAAAGAATACCATACCTCAGCACAAAAGATCACTATATCATCTATCGCAAGAAAATATAAAGTATCACAACCTTTAATGTACCAACTTATAAAAGGAACAACCTACAACGAGGGGGCTTAGGGGGGTATAGGGGGGTACACCTACATATGAAAAAGGAAGCACAAGTACAATATTCATTTTGCACATATATGAAATTTGCATATCCAGATTTGAGATATTGTGCAAGTCTTGGAGGGATCAGAACCTCTATGAAACAAGCAGTCCTAGCAAAAAAAACAGGATATGTTAAAGGCTTTCCTGATATGCAGATACTTAGAGTTAATAAAGAGTATGCTGGACTATTCTTAGAGATCAAAGCAGACAAGAAATCTTATCCAACTAAAGAACAAAAAGAATGGGTAGCATATCTTAATGAAGCAGGATACTATGCTAAAGTAGTTAAAGGTATTGATGAATGTATGGATGTTTTAGATTGGTACATGAAAATTCCTGTATAATTTTTTTACAAAATTTTTTTTACAAAATTTTTTCCTGAAACTGCTAGAGAAATCCCCCTGAAACTGCTGGTGAAACTGCTGGACTTGCCATAACACGCCCACACACGCCTGTTTCTATATAAGGCGTTGATACTTAGTTATTTAGAATGATTCTAAATTATAATATTTTTAACATTTTTTTGTTTTTTGTGTACAACTTATAAAAAATTTATATATTTGCACAAACAAAAATATTAATTAAAACTTCAAACAAATGAAAAAAATTGAAATTGAAACAGGGCAGCAATACAAAGTAATAAACAAAGAAACAAAACAAACGCAAATTTTAAATGCTCAACAATTAGCCAATTTTGTATTTAAAAATGATCGTAAAAAATATAATATTATAGAACTAAATAAAAAAACTTTGATTGATTATATACCATTTTCATTAATTGTTTTTTTTATGGTTGCAGCCTTTGCTGCCTCTATTTTATTACATATACAACTAAATTATTAAAAATGGATACATACATACAGAACGACCCTTTAAACCCAATCAACACAAAAGAAAAAAACTTTGTTAATATTTGCGATGAATGCGGCAGCGAAAAAGAATATAACAAAGAAAGACTAGAGGACATTTGCAACAATTGCGACAAATGTTATTTGTGCGGAGATTTAAACGAGAATTGCGAATGTTTACCATTTTAAAAAATAACTAACTAAAAACTATAAACAAAATGAATTTACTAACTCAAAATGCAAAGATGAAAAAAACATCTTTAGAAAATAAAACAAAAATATTTAATTTTAGCATACCAGCATACAAAACGAAAGGCGGTAAAATTACATGCCCATTTGCAAAAGATTGTATAAAATACTGTTATGCTCAAAAAGGAAATTATACACGCTTTCCAATAATACAACAATTAATGGAAAAAAAATATGAATTGACAAAACAAAATAATTTTGTAGAATTAATGAGTACAGAAATAAAAAAGAAAAAAGCAAAATACATAAGAATACATGATAGCGGTGACTTTTATTCTATTAAGTATTTACAAAAGTGGGTTGATATAGCAATAAAAAACAAAGATGTAATTTTTTACGCATATACTAAAAGCATCAAATTTTTTACAGATAATAAAGTAAATAAACCTAAAAATTTAAAAATTATATTTAGTGAGGGCAGCAAAACAGACAGTTTAATTAATACGGCTAAAGATAGACATGCGCGAATATTTAAAAGTAAAGAATTATTAGAGGCGGCTGGATATATAGACGCAAGTAACAACGATTTGTTAGCAATTACAGACAATAAAAAAGTCGGTTTAGTATATCACTAGACTATAATATTAATTTAAATAATAAACAAATGCAAAATTTAAAAAATAATGAATTAGAATTTTTAAAAGAAATTGCGATCCAATTAACTGAGAATACTTACGGAGAAGATACTTTTACAAATTATAGAGCAAAAGGCAAGATAAAACTACAAGAACAAGCAAAAAATTTTTACAATGAAAGTTATAAAGAAATAAAAAGTCTATATATTAACTTAATTAAAAACAAATGAAAGTAAAAATAATAAACACAAAAAGAGCAAAAGAAATAATAAAAGAAAATAAATATAAATTTTTTACGGCTCATTTTATCAAAAAAGATAATACAAAAAGGATTTTAAATTGTATGATAGGTAAGAAGTACACGCTAAAAACAAATAAAAAGCAACCATACGAACCGAGCAAATATAATTTATTAAAAGTGTACGACCTAAAAAAGAAAGGTTTTAGAATTATAAATTTTGAAACGATTTACAAATTAAATATAAATAAAACAAAATACAAAATAAAATGAGCAAAGGACAATTACCACTAACAAATTATAGCAACACAACTTTAACAATTTTATTTTTTCTTGCTTTAATATTTGGAGGTTGTTAAAAAAATATTTTTTTATTTTTTATTTTTTTTCTGAACCTGTTGAACCTGTTGGAACTGTTGGAACTGTTGGAACTGCTAGAAATGTTGAGACATTAGAGTTAAGAGGTTGACAGTCAGAATATTACACCGACTTATTAACAATAATTTTGTTAATATCTTTTTTAACATTTTATTAAAAATTGTGTATTATTTAAAAAAAGTTTGTATATTTGCAGTAATATTAATTTAAAAACTATAATAAAATGAACACAGAAACAATTAAAACAGAATTGCAAGAGTATATAATAGAAGAAATGCAAAACTATAATTATAATAAAATAGATACAGATTTACACGATTTACACAGTGACTTATTTAATACAAATTATTATATTATTGGTTATTATAAGTGTGAGCAATGGTTGAAGCATCACAACGTTAATATATTTGATGGTATTAACTTTTGTCAAGAATGGGAGAAAGATAATTTGGGAGAATGTAAACAATACACAAACGCTGAAGAATTAGTTAATATGATAGTTTACATAATAGGCGAAGAAATACTATTTAATGATAAATACAACGTATTAACAGCATAAAAAAAACAAACATAGAAAGACATTAAAGCCACTTTAAAAGGTGGTTTTTTTGTTTCTTATACTTACATATTACAAGCATATAAAACACGCTTAAAAGTCTTTAAAATGATTAGTTATATTTTAATCAATGTTTGTTAAATTAGATTAAATTTGTTTTGATTTGTTGGCTTTTTCTCTTTGTTCTTACTCTTTTGAACTAAAAAAAAAGAATATTTCTAAAAGAATTTGCAGAAATCAAGACAAAAAACACAATAAAAAGTTAAAATTTAATGTTTTTTTGGTGAAATTGTTAATAAAAGCGGCTTGTTTTGTTTCCGTAATCCAAACCCATAAAACCTTTT